CCAACCTTAACTATATCCACTTTACCATGAATTATAAGTTCTTCTGTCATTTCAGGAGTAACAACATTTCCTGCCATGATAATTACTTCTTCATATAATTTACGAATATGACTTACTGTTTTCACAAACTGTTCTGTATAACCATTTGCCACATCAATACAAATATTTGGTAGTGTTCCATTGACTTTTCTGATCTGATTAAATACTTCGGTCATTTTTTCAATATCTTTATGACCAGTCCCAACACTATAGAATATAAGATTTTTATTTACAATATTAGGATCAGTATATAAACTAATATAATTTACTGGACTATAATGTTTATGCAGGCAAGTTATAGCCTGATTTTTAGCTAAGATTTTACCCATCTCTATTGTACCAACAGTATCCATATTAGCCACCATTATTGGTGTGCATAATAGTTCTCTGGGCGAATATTTAAAAGCAAAATTTCTAGTTATACAAACCTCTGATCGACTTTTAAGAGTTGATCTTTTGGGTCTAATAAGTACATCGTCAAAATCTAGTTTAATTTCATTGATAATTTTTTGCATGATTATATGATAAAAAGTTGAGATGGATTAAGTGATAAATTGAAGTCGGGATATTTATTATATAGATTTTTATGAAAACATACATGTTCACAATCATAACCATCATAGTTGCAAGACAAGTATGGATCTGCACTATAAATACCTATGCCTCCAAAAGCGCTATTAACTTTGATTGGTTGTGATCCTATAAATGGACACCATTTTTCAAACCATGGCATTTGTTCTTGATGATCTTCCCACCAAGTATGTCTAAATGCCCAAGAATCATAATTCAATATTGTTACTTTATTGAATTCATCTTTTAATAGCATATATGCTATGCCTACCATACCATCAATATTTGATGATGATATCCAGCCAAAACTATTTAATAGTCCATTAATATCTATTCCTCTAAAGTCTAAATCAATTACTATAATATAATCTAATTTATTTTGAATATTATTAATAATATAATCTTTACAAATATTTCTGTAATTTGCAAGTGCTGTTGTTCTTAACAAGGATTTAGAACTACCTGTGGGATGAGTAGCTTTTAAATTTTGTGATATTAAATAATAATTTGGTCGTTGCCAAGATTGTAATATGTTTTTTGTATTATCAGAAGAATCATTTTCAAAAATGACAATATTACAATTATTAAATAATGAACAAATTTCAGATAAATGATTTAGACTATTATGTAATACTGGTTCTATATTCCTAGCCAATCCTGTAATGCATATATTTTTATCTTGGATAAATGAGATACCCTCACCTATCTTTTGTTTATAAGAATCAATAAATTCATCATCAATAGGAAATCTCATATATCAAAAAAATACCATCTTTTATGATTATCTATATTCTCTGATAAGTTAATATAAGACAAGTAACTTTTAATCTCTTCCCAATTAGAAAAAATCATTTGATGAGGAATGGTGCCAAATAACCAGTCTGGTGTTTGTTGTTTACCTTGAACCATATGAATTAATATGGGTTTCTTTTGACGATTAGCCCAAAAAATTTCTTCTAGTGTTCCGCATGGATGAACATTTAAATCAAGATTAACTATTACAAAATCACTAATATCTACTAGTCTAAGATCAACAGCTCTAATATTTTTCATCATTAGAGATAATTCATCATATTGACATTTTTCTTTAAGTTTCTTTTTTATAGAATGAGCATCTTGATCTTCTAATCCTGTTTCAGAAGGTTTGCTGATAGGATTAAAAACCACTACTCCTAAACTTTCTAAGAATGGAGTAATATTATCTCTCCAAGTAGCACCTCTGTCTGCCACTCTATCCATAGCCCCAGCTAAATAAACTCTTTGATTTTTTAATCTGTTCATAATATAATTCAATAATTATCAATAAAAAGAAACGTAAATAAATTCTTAGAAGGCTTAATTCCTAAAGATGGATTATTTTTAACACTATAAATTTGATATAGTCCATTGAAAAATCCACAGACTATAGCAATAATAAAACAGATTTTAAGCATGGTTTCTCATATTATGATAACGTATGATAACTATGAAGTCAAGATGGATTTTCTGTGGAATATTCAACACCAAGTCTAGTTAGTAACGACAAAAAATCATTACTATAAAGCATAGGTTCAGGATTTTTAAATTTTTCACACACACTAACATCATTAGGATATTTGATCTCTCTATAAGATTCATCCCAATGCCAAACAAGCCCGTTTTTATTAAACATAAACTTATAACCATATGAAGCTAATCTTTGAGAATATTCTATATCCTCATTAATCCCACCATGACGAGCAGCATAATATCCAATATTACTATCCCATTTATGTTGATCAAATAGATATCTTGATACTATCCAAAAACACCCAGTTTGATACAATTCAGGATCTGTGTTTGGATAATCGTATGAAACCATATGATGCAACCCATTCTTCCTCATTACTGCTCTATCCCAATACCTATCATGATTAGGCATTAGTATTTTATTACCTAGTATATCCCAAGAATAATTCTTAGAATAATCTATTAATTTTATGGCCCAATCATCATGAAAAATAATATCATCATCTAAAAATACTAGTACATCTCCATCAGAATGTTCTGCTGCAAGATTTCTTAACTTTGCTAATTGTCCAGTATTAGCTTCTTCTGAATGGTTTATACATTTAATGAAAGATAAAGTATTAGATAAAGAAATAAAGGGATCACAAACTCCGCAGACTATTATTTCAAAATCGATATTAGCACGATTACATGCTATAGCAATGCTTCCAATACAGATTTGAGTAATAATTTCTTTTTTACCGTTAGTGGATATACAAAAACTAATTTTATTAATCATATGCTTCTGATCTCTGTATGATTTTTATCTCTGTGTAAAATTTTAGTTGGTCCAAAACTAGGCCAATTTTCTGGTTGAGCATAGGTTGGTGGTAATTCTTTGGTTGGTGCATTTTCAACCATGTATCTATTCATATAGCTTTCGTCATGCCAAAGAGCAATATAGTTATTTCTCAAGTCTTGTTCTATTCGTACTTGTAATGTTTTGCATATGGTTAGAAATTCTTTTGAAGATCCACCTTGAAAACAATTTTGATAATATCTGTCGCCATATCCATGTGGAATAAATGCTCCACTTTTTTCATTTCTATCATATGGGAATTGTTGTGACGGAAATTCTGGATGAATATAAGAAGGATGAATTACACAAACTCTCTCCCCCAAAAATTCATCAGACACATCATCTTTTAATAACATATCACAATCTATATGATAGACATAGTCATACCAAGATAATAATTTTTCTTGTGATGCATAATAGTGATATCTTAACAAAGAAATCATTGGAAATGGAACATGCGTGGTTTCTATAGTCTGTAATTTAGTAGATCCAGACTGATTAAATGAGTCTGTTTTATTAGTAAAACAAATCAAATCTATAGGATAGTTGTTTCTATAAATATTGATACTATTATACAAATCTTGGGCAAAATGGGTATATTTATTAGTTGCTATTGTTAGAAATGCTATTCTCATTAATTAACTCTTCTATAATTTTAGTATAATCCTTGCAGATCACTGTCCAATCAAAATAATTAGAAGCATAGTCTCTAATTTCATTTCTGTATTTAAAGTTATTACCAATAGCATAATTAATGATTGAAATTAAATCATGATCAAATTTACCATTTGGCACCACATGAATAAATGGTAAACTAAGGTCCAAATTTGCTGCTGCTGTTTCAGAAATTACTAGGCTTAATCCTGCTGATAATGCTTCTGGAACTACTAGCGGTGCCGCCTCTCCATCACTCAATAATATTAAGCATTTATAATTGCTTAAATTTTCATATAGATCTTTCTTAGACCATATACCTCTATAAATACAATTACCATTATTCCTAAATGTTGGATCTATAACAGGACCAAAGAAATCTATATTGCACATATCACCACAAACATTTGCTAAATCTCTTTGTCTTTTGCGTGGTTCGATTTTACCAAGACAGATTCCAAATTTGGAAGGATTAGTATTAAAAGAGAACTCCGATGTTCTTGCTCCATTCCTTAAAACTTTAATAGATTTATTATAGCCTGCATTTTTGAATACTTGTGCAATTTCATTTGATAATGCTATCATTGATGGACTTTTTAGTACACCATTAAAAATATGACCCCACCCACCATAATTAGGATAATATTCTTTAACATATCCATAGTGTGTGGTAGTACAAAATGACTTCTTAATTAGTTTACTTAGAGTTTCTGCATGATCATCATAATGAAGATGTATAAAATCATAGTCTGTATTATTAACTTGGTCAGCAACCTGCACTAGATTAGGATTATTAATTATATCTGTCTCGATACCTATCTTATTAAGATATTGATAATAATCCCAAATTAGACTTTCTACAGCACCCCAATTATCTGGGGGTATAGGCATAATACCTGGACCTATTAAAACTGTTTTCATGTTATTAAATCTCTAAAATGTTCAAAATCAACATAATCAATTCAGTATGACCACATATCTGGATTTTCAGCTTTATTATTTTTAACATTATCTAAATTGGACATATTGAATTGTGTTATATATGTTTCTCGTAAAACTATATTAATATTTTTATATATGTTTTTTAAATTTTCTTTTTCTGGATTTAAATTATTTTTTTGTAAAAAGACAAATATCAATGATGAACTAGATAATGGATTATTGGAATGATAATATTTTATAATTTTCCAATCCAAAGTTTTTTCTAGAAACTTAAAAAAATCTAGATCATAATAATAAAAACAATGGTCCATCCATTCATTTTTTTCTTTTGCTTTTTCAAAATCTACACATATTGAATAATAATGACCGCCATTTTTTAAAAAGTTATCTATATTTAAAAAACAATTATACTGATTATCAACATGCTCTACTGTGCCATAGTCTAATATTAAATCATATTTGTTTTTATTAGTTTCAATAATATTATTTAAATTAAATTTTAAATTAGAATCACCCTGAATATCAATAACATCAAAATTTATATTTTGATATTTCTTTTTTAATATATCAACATATCTTGTGCTTGGTCTATGATTTGGAAAATGCGTTAAATTAAATACTTGGTCACCGAGTATTAAAATATTTTGAATATTATTTAAATTTTTATCAATAAAATTATTTACATCATCAAATGCTTCGATCATTACGCCCATATTTTTCCTTATAAAAAGTAATAAAATTTTATTGTTTAAAAACGCCTTCTACATTGAAATATGGAGTTATCTTTATCTATTCCGAGATTCACATAATCCAACCTGTAAGTTTATTTTTCTTGCAATATTTCTTTATTCATTGAGATATTTGATGAATTGCCACCACCGATTCTAACAATTTTTACACCATCAATATTTGGTATATATCTAAATGGATCAATAACAATGCTTCCATTTGGGTATTTTAATTCTTTGAAGTGTTCGTGCATAGTGCCTAAAAATATAACAGAATTACCATCTATGTTATTAAATTTTTCATTGAATTTTTCTAATCCATCTGTATGTGGATCAAAAATATCAACATTAAATCCACGACTATATAATATATTGAATAAAAGAATAGAGGGACTACCAGTTTGAATATTAGTCTCTGGCTTAAATGACTTACCGAGAATATAAATTGGTCGTTGTGGTTCAGAGCATAGGAAGGCCAGCCATTCTGTTTGATGTTCTCTTGCAAGCATCAAATCTTCAAAATAGTCATGACTTAAATTTAACATTTTTGCTAGCCATGACATAGCAATATTATCTCTTGGATGACAACCACCACCATCACCCATACCACCACGTAGATACTTGGGAGAAATCAGACGCTCATCTGCTAAACTAATAGCATCAATAACAGTATCACAGTCTGCACCTATTTTATGACAAATTTCCATAATAGTATTAGCATAAACTATTTTCATACCAATAAATGTATTGTATGCCACTTTAATTAATTCAGCATTTTTAATAGTTGTTCTGAAAACTTTTTTAGAATGTAGTGTTGAATAAAAATTCTCAACATAATTTGCAGCGTCAGGATCGTCTACTCCAAATAATACAAACTCTGGATTAAGAAAATCTTTAATAGTTGTTCCCATAGCAATAAAGAATGGATTATAACATAATTTAATCTTATTTGATAAAACTGGTTTGATATATTTTTCAATAGTTCCCGGAAGAACTGTTGATATTATAACAACTATTTTTTCTTGACCATTTCTATCAACAGACTCTGAAAGATTTTTTATAGCATTGACCAGAGCATCATAGTTAAAATCTACGCGAGTAGCTGGTAGCGGAGTACATCCTTCATAAAGAGGATCATGAGGAGTTTGCACAGGCACGAATATGATATCACTTTGTTGGACCACATCATCTATCTCAGTAAATTTAATTTGAGATTGTGGTAATAGTTCATCTACATAAAGTTCTTTGTAAGGAATAGATTTGTTATCAATATATGTCTTAACTGCTGGATTAATATCATATCCGCAAACATTATGGCCCTTAGACTCTATTGCAAGAGCAACTGGCAGACCTAATTTACCAAGACCGACGAAACCTATATTATAAGACATGATTCTCCCTTTTTACATTGAACTCTAAAGTATAATAGTTGAGGATGGAAAATTTCATACCACCAACTAGCGATTATGTAAGATTTTTAAAGTGAACAAAATCCACATATTCTATCCAGTATGGCCAAAGTTCTGGTGTTCTTGGATAACTCTTATCAAAATCAAAATCATTCAAATAAAGACTAATATCATTTTTGTATTTAGTGTCAAAAAGTGGAGTCTGTTTGTGTATAAGAGCGCCGAAATCCACTAACTGAACTTTGATATTATTTTCCTCACACAACTGATGATTGTAATCTCTCATATGTTTGATACCATTTCTAAACTTATGAGACACTTGATTATGTAATTGAAATGTAAAGCGTTTAATTATATCACTACGACCAACATAAAACCAATCACAAATATTATGACTAAATTCACCAGCATACAGATGACCTCCGTGCATAGAATCTTGAAAATAGATAGTATCTTCAGTAAAATCTAACTGTGAAATAATTTGACCAATATTTTTAGTATAAATAAGATCTGGTCTACTTTTAATTATTATATCATAATGATTAGAAATATTGTTGCATGACTTATGGATTGATTCTGTTTGAGATAAATATCCATATAAAAAAATAGGTGTCATCATTCTATGATAATTTAATGACATATTTTCCCATGTGTTGACATCGAATCTCTCTGTAAAAGATAGATTATAACTGTGATTTTTTTCTATAGTTGTGTGTATACTGCTAAAATTTTGTGATATATTATTCTGTTCTAATTTCATATTATAGTGCATTTTAAAGCACTTATTCAGATAAGATTCATCGTACCAAAAATGACAAAAGGTATCACACTCGATAGATGAATATATGTTATACAGGAATGTGGATAAACATTCTGGTGTTGAATATGGTTGTCCAGATAGTGAGAATGCAATTTTCATTAGAAAGTAATATTATAATTTTTAAAGTCTACATTAATATTAAATAATTTTACTTGTTCTCTTATATATGCTTCTGGTGTCCACATGCTATCCTTTGCAATAATCTTGTCTCTATGATAGTCTAATAAAAAAAATAAACTACCTAGTATATTACTATGTTTATTATTACATATAATAAACCAATCATTAATTTCTCCTCTAGGTAATGGACCATAGCAAGTCGTGATATTATTCAGATTAATATCCAATACATTTACTGGTAATTTAGGAGAGGTATCGAATCTTGAAATAATAACACAATCATATTCAAATTGATTTTTTTGAGCATATAATTCTTTTAACATCACAGACTGATGAATACTATACATCATACTATATTGTGTTTTAGTCATATTTTTAATAAATGCTATTTTATCTGTATTTCCATATAAATTAGGCCAGCAAGCATCTATTTGATTATCGGTTAATGTAACTATTTTTTCATGGAATGGTTTTTGAGATTCAATAATAAAATCTTTTGGATTAATAATATTAGGTAAATCAGTTCTTAAATTAGGATGTAAAAATTTACCAGCCATTGTGGAACCGCTGACTATCAAATCATTTTCATGAAACCATGAATGAAAGAATACATCTGCAGAATTATTATCTATAATATGATTTTTAAGATATAGCCAATTATTATGAAAATTTCTAGGTTGACCATATAAACAAACAGCAGTTTTCATAGTAAAAATAATCCTACAGATTTATCTTGTAAATTAAAATTACCTTCAACATTATAATAAGGAGTAATTTGTTTTTGCTTTATCATTTGTAAAAACCAACCAGTGACCCCATATTCAGAATGTTTCATACCACCAACATACCCCTGACATTTTGCTAAACACACAAGATCAGCAACACAAGATTCTGTATAATGCTGAATTAAATGCTGATTAGATTGTAAATCAATTGATAAATGAACAGTAGAGGCATCTCCATCATATCTAATAAATAAATTTCTATCATATAAATTAGAAATAAAATTATATTGGGAATAATTATTTTTTAAATAATCTATTGTCTCTAAAGAATCTGTAGAAACAAAAACATGATTGGTCCCGAGTTTTTCGCAGACTATGTCTATACCGTGAATATAATCATCTATAGTGAAAATTGGTCGGCCATTCCACGATTTATTCACACTACCATCTTGAGGAACCATTTCACCTCTTCTAATTTGTAATCCACAAACAGGATTAGATGGCCATATATAATTTAATAGTGTAGCATTAAGTTTTGTCTCAAATTCTTCATTGAGTCTAAAAGTATGATCTAAACATGCCAAATAAAGATAGAATTCAGACAACTGTCCTTCTGCTTGTTTAATATCAGATGGTAAATCAATAATATCTTTAATATCTTTAAATAAATTGTTCCAAGATTGTTCATTACATGAATTATTTGAAAAATATCTTGTCCATAACCAAGGATACCAACTCTCCCCAGTTCTTTCTCTCCACCACCCATCTTCGCCACCCCTACAGTTTTGAGAAATACGTGGGATTAAACCTCTTTTAATACCTTCACAAAAATGAGAAGAAATAAATCTGAGATTTTTTGATACAGGATCGAAGCTCATATAGCAATCAGACAGGTGTTTACTTTGAGTCTGAACATTTTGTATATAAATTTTATGAAAATTCAAGGGGTCCGAGATGTCCATGACCTCTGTTTGACTTTGTGGAAAAACATGATTACTTCCTATTAGCATGAGAACTTCCTTTTATAATTACAATAATATTATTATCTATCTTATTTGGTTCAAAGGGCAGTCTAATCAATTCAATATGATGCAGGCCCAAATCCTGCTTAATATTTTCAAGTATTGGTAGAAATCTTTCAACATCATGATTCAAAATATCTTCAATAACAAATATACCACCGGTTTTAAGTTTATGAATAGAATTTACTAAGAAACTAAAATTAGATTCAAAAGTATGATCTCCATCATCAATAATAATATCGAACATCACATCTTTCAATTGATCATTATTCCACATTTCAGATAATACTGAAGCATTTCTTTGATCACAATAAAAAGAATTAATTCTTTCTTCATTTATAAATGTTTCTGTTCTAATATCACCAGCATAGATATTTCCGTTAGGAAAATATTCCTTCCATGCCCACAATGAATATCCATGAAAAATACCAACCTCAAAAAGATTTATTGGTTCATTTTGAAGATGCTTGAATAAGAGGTTGTAAATAGTGGTATAATTATGCCAACCTTTTAATAGACTCTTATCTGATTTATGTTTTTCCATAAGTTCACATAATTGAGTTGGTTGATTATATTGTTGAGTATTTAAAAAATTAGCAATATCTGCAGCTATTATCATATAAACTCCTTAAGTGTATCACTATTTCTTTGAATATTTACGCCTATAGCCCGTGGATAGGGATTGGCAGTATTAAAATCATTAATTAATATTCTTTTACAATTTAATAAATTCATTATTAATTGACAATTATTAAAACCCAAATCATTTAACATTTTTCTAGTATATTCTTCAGCAGATTGTGGTCTTGCTGTGACAAAAATTATTTGATTACCATCAGCAAGTAATTGCTGTAATTTTGTAACATTTTCTGGTAATGGTATAGCGGGTTGATGGTAATGATGTTTAGACTGTGCTTGAATTAGGGTGCCATCTATATCACAAAAAATAACCGCCTTATCATTGTAAGTAAACCAATCTTCTGCTGTGCCAACATCAGTATAATCTGTAACAATATTTTCAAGAAAAGTACGATTATTGCTTAAACAATATTGTATAATATCTGATACATAAATTTCTTTATTATTTTTATTAATTCTGTCAAAAGCATCAATAAACATTCTTGAGTTTTCAAATTTATATCCGCCAACGCAAAACTTATCTGAAACAATGCTTTTTTCAATTATGTTCTGTATGATACCTTGATCGTTTGATATAATATAACTTTTAGATCCAGGATTTCTAATTATTTTATTACTAGATAATTTTGAGATACAAATATAATTACCTTCAAGATAAGAATGATCAAAAAAACTATCACAATCCTTAATAAAAATTTCAGAGTCTAAAGATAAATTAGCTTTATCTATAATTTGTTTGACAGTATCTGCTGGGCCTGTTGTTTCTTGCTCAAGAACCACGATGTTAATATCTTGTTTAAAATGATATTTGAGTAGACTTGATATATCATATTTTTCATTATGACTTTGTAATATTCCTATAGTTATATTATATTTACCAAGGAATGGATTAACTGCTCTTTTAAGCATCATTTGTCCAGAATAATCTACCAAAGTATATTTTGGTCTCATATTAGGAAATCTAGATGATAAACCAGCGGCGGGAATAATTATTTCCATAATTTTTGAATTTCACTAAGAAGAAAATTGTATTCTGACGAATCTTTTTTGGCGTGTTGAAATACTCGTAATAACATTAATATAAGTAAATAATTGTTATTGGCAATTCTAAAACGTGTTAGTAACCTATCTTGTAACATATTTGCATATGTCATTAGATTATGATCTTGACTATCTCTGATAAACCAACCACAATGCAAGTCTTGTCTCATCTTGGCTATATCAAAAACCCAAGAATCATACTCTATAGTAACAGCATCTATTAAATAGAATTGATTATTTTTTGCATAAATTAGATTTTCTAAAGTCATATCTCCATGATATATGGATTGAGGTAAAATATTTGGTAATTTGAATAATAATTGATCTTTAGTAAATGGTAAATCTTCAAAATTTATCAAAGATAATTTATAACGATAAATATCAGAATAGTTTTTATTAGTATATTGATATGACATCTTATCAATAGTTGAAAATAAAAAATTTAGCAAGTATTCTATGCCGTGTACTTTTAAATAGGTCTTAATGTCTAATCCGTCTATATATTCCATATCAAGAACATGATCGTTTTTTCTATATATGGTGGGAACTCTGAATCCATCATTTAATAAGCTAGATAATCTTTCATAATTTCTATCAGTATTATTTATCTTACGAACAAATCTATTTCCATCTGTATTTTCCATTAATAAAACAGTGCTGCCAGAAAATCCCTTAAAACTTTTAATAATCTTTTCGCTCATGATTATTGATAGGATAATGCTGAGAAGTATGGTAGATGTTTATTGTTTAATTCTATATGGATAGAGAATAACTCTGGATTATTTTTAAATAATATTGCTAATAGTATCTGTTCATTATTAACAATATCTTGATTTAAATAAAATTCAAACAATGACTTGATCTTTGTGGCAATATTTTTGCATACTATTGATGAGCCACCAAATAATGTTCCAACTAATAAACAATTATTATCCCAAATATAAACATTATCCCCAGGCCATGATTGATAATACTTTACAGTATTGATATTTCCTTGTATATTCAGTCTATCTTGTTTTAAGATGGAATAATTTTGTGGCCAACTAATAGAGGTATCAATATTATCAAAAAATCTACTACATCCAGCATCCATCCAAAAATAATAGTCATATTGATTATGCTTATCAATTGCATCAACTAACCACTCAAACTTAGAATACTGGATTATATTATATAATGATAAATTACATTCTATTCTAGATGGGTCTTTTATTAATTGACGATAACTAGGTGATTTTAAAATATTTTCGATTTGATTTTTATATTGATAGTATGGAATATCTTCTAGTTTTTGAATAATTATAGAAGTATTAGATATATCTCTGCGTTGTAAGATAAACTCCTTGAATCTATCTTCTGTATAAATAATAAATGGAACATTCAATCTTAATGTTTTATCAAACCAGTCTAAATATTGGTCGATAGTTCTTCCATCACCTTTACTATCTCTACCTATATCAAATAGTGCAGTTATGACTGTGCTTGATTGTTCCACAACCAATTACTCCCGAATTCATTGTCGCTATGTCTACCAGTATATCCTTGCGATGCTGTTGGATATTTTGATCTAAATTGATGTACCAATGGTTGACTATTATTTTGCCATTCTGGATTTCTATAACATTCTACAATTTCTGGATTGAAAGATTCAACTATTCCAATAGTTGCAAATAATACTGGAAATACAATATCATAATTGGCTAATCTTTTATCTGATAAGCATAATTTATCTAGTAGTTCTGGATATTTTAAGAAGTTATCATATGCCTTCAAAAACATTTGACTATTAAAGATTGCTGGAGTTGCTCCCCAATGATCAATAGATATACCTTGAGGATATAATTGTAATGTTTGTTTAAGTTCATCTGATAGTCCACTATTAATTCGCGTCCCCAATAAATAATTATTATTGGGATTAGAAAGTTTTCCTCTCACTAAAACATCTGGTTCCATAACTAATAAATAATCTTTTTGACCATATTCTATTGCTCTTTTAGTTCTATCTAAAAAAGTAAGTATAGATTGTTTGATCAAAAATTGTTGATCTGGATCTCTAAAATTATCATTAATTTGTGGAACAAATCCTCTAGAATCAAATTCTAAATTTGTTTTTATATTAGGATATTTAGTTTCTAGAAAAGAATAATCACTACCTCCGTCTGAAACCAGATATACAGGACAATCAGGATATATTGTCTTTAAAGTATCTATAGCATATGCAACAGCATCGACTTCTGTATAGCAAGTATAAAAAACGCTAAAATTCATATTAAAATCCAATTTCTATTACAACAATAAATATCATTCCAGTTTTCAATACCAGCAGCAGGAGTAAACCATTGTTTAGGAGCGATTGTTTTTTCACTACAAGATAACCATGAACCCCACCATGAAAATGAAGAATTAGCAATTATATGATAGTCACATAAGCTCATTATGCAAAGGTCGACGAATTGATTATTATTTGATACTATAAATCTATCTGACTTAAATAAATCTTGTGTTTTTATCCATGAGGGGTCATCACTAACTACTACTACTGGAATATGTTTATCAAATAGGTCTAGAGCATTTGAGTAATATTCATTAGTACAGCATCCACCGTGCCTAGGATGATTTACATAATCACCTCTTCTTATATGTAAAGATATTATAGGTTCTTTACTTAAATTTTCTAAAAATACAAATGCAGTTTTTAATATATCTTTTTTGAATGTAAGATCAAATCTTAATTCATTGGCAATATGTTTAAAATATTTTTCAGACTGGAAGTATCCAAATAAATCTATGTTGTCTGGGCATTGATCAAATAATAATTTATCCCAATTAAAAAATCTTTCATTTATTCTTTGAGAAACTTGATTAAAGCCAAAATTAGACTCGTCTAATGATTGTAGAGTAAAACACTCTATCAACTGATGATTTTCTTTCGGTATTATATAATGATATTTATGATGACTTGCCAATCCTTTAGTAGCAGCAAACTGGAATATTTGGTTGCCTAATCTTCCTTGTTGACCTAAACAATTAAAACTAATTGCCATTATTTTTTCTCATAAATAAAAACTGGAATATTAGACCAAACATCACGAATAAGTTCTGAAACAAAATTCCAATTACCTCCAGCAAGACCACAACCAAACTTTGGAGCATGAATTTGTACAGATTGATCTTTATCAAATTTTTCACGCATAAATTTTGATACTAGAATCATAGACTGACAAAGACTAGCATAGTTCAATGGTCGTGGATTTTTGGATGATATAGTACCGTTTTGAGATATCATATTGGCAAAAATTAAAGAATGACCAAAAGTTTTATCTTTGAAAACTTCAACAAATTGAGTATGTCCTAAAATCTTAGAGCCTAAAAGGTGGTAATTCTCTTTGACTATTGGAAATCTATCTGCTACTGCTGCTGCAAATCCAGCACCAAATAAATTAATATTATTACACACATGAGGTACTATAACGCTACATCCATTATTTCCACCATTAACATGATCTATAATAAAATTAAATAAATCGCCATGAATTACTGGAATCTTAGTCGAAGGTATTTTATGTGTAATTTTCATTATATTCACCATTTCTTTAATGGACAAGATTGATCAGCCCATGCTAATTTATTAAGAAATATTTTTTTATTACTAATATTGCATCCACAATGTAAGCACTGCCTATTCAATGAATCATAACTACTACAGTCCGTACAGATATTATACCGGGTCTCAATTTCTGCCTGACTAGACTTGGGACTTCCAGAATAGATATGCCAGAAAAGGGACTTCAAAAATGTTTGTATCTTATATCGCCACATCTGACTTAGGTGTTTCTTTTACTGGTTCAATATTATTATTGGAATCTAGAGTATAAATTTGGCAAATATGAATAATATCTTGAGCATTAAACCATTTTGCTAATCCATTAGTTAAGTTATATGCTAACCTATTTCCATTTTTACGAAAATCTGATGTTAACAAAAACTTGTTGCCTTGATACTCAAAACAATCTCCATTCTGGATTTCTTCAATATATTTCATTTGTAATCCTGTTCCCAATCTTCCCAAAGTTCTTCTTCATATAGGTCTTGTTTTTTCTTTTTGAGTTGACCTTTTGACTTAGATAAAAATCTTTGTTCTTCTGAAACTTGATGTTTCTTAAAATTTTTACCCTGAATATTTTGCCGTCTTAAATCTTTTCTGTAATCGTCTGTCATGTTAGATCATCATTTCTCCTAGTATAGTTTATATTATATCGCCAACTCTTGAGTAGTCAAGTGATTTTTATTAAATTGAATTGCAAAATCGCCCTCATTTGATTTTAAAATTATGTTTCCATTATTTTGTGATATAAATTCATCAACTGCTTGAATTACACTAAAACTTGTATGATAAATATAATCATGACCACACATTAATCCTGTCTTTTTTAGTTTTGGAAAATACATATTTAAATCTGCTTTGACACATTCATAAATATGAGTAGCATCAATATAAACAAAATCAAAATATTCATTGACAAAATTATCAACAGCATCATAAGAAAAATTTTTTTGAATAATTACTTTATGATCAATGATTTGATTTTGAAAAGTTTGTTTTACTTGTAAAAGATTGTCATTTGTACTATAGGCAGTATTTAAACCCATTAATTCTCCTTGATATTGAGGTTTAGGAGAATTTTTATCAGCACTTATTGTCCACGGATCAATCAAATATAATTTTGATGGATTTAATATATCATAAATATTTTTAGCGAAAAATCCTTCATGAACTCCAATTTCTATACAAACTGGATTTAATGGTAAATATGTTTTGACTTTTTGTAAGAAGTCTATTCTATTCATTATATAATTCTTTAAAGTTTTTTCTCTTGACTGATAGTAGAATACATCATATAGTTATGCAGAGGGGTGGTAATACTTTACTTTGTATTCTCTTTTATCCAATCGATGTACGTACTAACTCTTGTGTGACCACTTTCTGTACCATATTTAGAGTTTGGAGAACCCTTACTAACAAAAACGCATGAGTTTATACCAGCTAATTTACCATCAATAAATAAACCACCACCACTGTCTCCACTTGCTATTAAGAATTCTAGATTAGTTTTATCTTTTCCTTTGCTTGGTGAACAAACTAATAATTCGTTTTCTATATAATCAATCCTATTAGATCCTGCTCTATGTTTAGTATCACCAATATTTGGACCAGTTAAAAATGTTCCTGTCATTCCAAAACCAGATATATCACATAATTTTTCAATTTCGTCTGATTCAGCATATAGTTGTGGATAAGTATCTAGACTTAGATCCTCTTTAATAAAACCAATAGCAATATCTCCAGTGCCAAAACTAGTCTCATGTTTTTTACTGTAAACTACTTTATAAACACAATACTCTTTATTATTAATATAAAAAAAACAATTACTACAGTCCTTGACAACGTGAGCAGCCGTTAAAATATGGTGTGAATCTATGGCAACCCCTGAAGCAAAGTAAGACATCCCCTTTTCATTTTTACCACTAACCTTTCCTACAAAAGTAAACTGTTTAGCATATTCTAGATATTTACTATCTGGAGTTCCTGGGTCTATTGTTCCTGCTAAAGTTGATCCTATTAATATTATAAAAATAATGAGATATTTGACCAAGGCTCACCTCAATATTAGAGGGGTTTATTTTTGACCTTATTCAAATACACCGCACAATCTTCAATAACATCTTTATTATAACTCTTAAAATTCATTAAATGGCCAAAAATTATATGACAAGGATCAGCACATAATGTTACTAAATTTGATGGATCTAATTCACTTTCTGGATTAATATGAACAGGAATTTTATGATGAACCTCCACCTTCTTACTCCTACCACACGCAGCACAAGCAGGATTATCTTTTAAATGTTGCTTTCTTATAGTTGTCCATTTTGGTGATCTATAGGCATATCTGAGTAATTTATTAATACCAAACATTATTCTATCTCTTTAAAATCATAAAAAAATAATTCTTCTTGACTTTAGATATTATCCAATAAAGTTAGAAACTTGCACTATAGTAGTTATAATGCTGGGTACTGCTGGTCTTACTGGCGCTGTTCTTACTCCTGTTGCTATCATTTGAACTGCTGTATCTGTTGTTGACCACCAAATTTCTAAATAGTCATTTTTCTGTAATGTGGCAACAATATTGACAGTAAATAATTCTGCTGATGATGATCCTGAACTAAAACCTTTATCTGTTGCTGAACGATCAAGATTAACTCCATTTTTCTTGACCCAAACTGTGGAACTAGCAGTCGATCCGCCTGTTTTAGCAAATTGAATACTCCATGTTAAACTATACACTCCACCAACTAAAACTTTTATTTGAGAATCATTAACTAATTGAACCACATCAGGATTAATATCATCAGTATTAGTATATGGTATTGCATAGGCTGTGTTGCCACTAGTGGCTGTTATAGTACCAGAATTACTAAATGCTCCATGACCTAGTTGACCACCCCCATAATAGTAGGATGGATCATCAAATCTGTTCGTATATTCTGATTGTATTGTAGAAATGGATGGAGTGTTTAAAACATATGAGTCTCTAGTTTTAAAACCGCTTGCTGATACAATACCGCCTGTCTGGACTATTATAGTGCCATTTTTAATACTGTTTCCAGAATTATATACAATAATATCTATAGCCATAAATTTCTCTAGAGTGGTGCATTTATCTTATACACCTTTATCCATATTTTGGGGGGCTATATATTAAAAAATGACCTATTTACTTAGCCATTGAAGAAAATCTTTTTTTCATTTGTAATCTCCGATTACTCTACCCTTTTGGGTTCTTACTACAAATCCTTTTCTTACTAGGAATGGCTCAATGCTATTCTCTATAGTCTCCGTAGCGATACCAGTTATTGAAGAAATACTCTTTAGTCCAAGGGGACTACCTTTTGACTTGACTAGTAATTGCAAATACATTCTATCATACACATCTAAACCATATTTATCAATACCTTGCACACTAAAAATATCATTCACACATTTTGCTGTAGGATTGCAAACTTTATAATTTTTATACCACTGTAGTCTAGCATTTAAAATTCTAGGAGTACCTTTGCTTCTCTGTGCAATTTCCAAAAGATCTGATTCTTCTATGACTATTCCTAGTTTCTCACAATTCAATCCTGCTAGTTTGGCTAACTCATCGTCGGTATAAAAAGAGAGATGTTCTTTAATTTGAAAACGATCATAAAATGGTTGACTTAATCTTCCACCATTGGTAGTAGCACCAACCATAGTAAATACTGGAATGTCAATATCTTCAACAACTCCTTCAACAACTATATGGAGTTTAAAATCTTCCATAACTGGATATAGAAATTCTTCCACAATCTTTGGTAGTCTGTGGATTTCATCAATAAATAAGATTGATCCTTGATCCATTCCCATTAGATAAGGGAGAATATTCTTAATGCTTCTGAGATTAGCAGCATTGGTGGTATACAGATTTGAACCCATCTCAGACGCTATGGCACTCGCTATAGTCGTTTTACCGAGGCCAGGAGGCCCGTCTATTAAAACATGAGGCATCACACCACCAGAACTTTTACAACCCGTCACACAGACGCTCAGACGATTCAGAACATCGGTCTGACCAATGATCTCACTAAATTGAGTTGGTCGAATTCCGTTTGCCATTATTATTTTCTCCAATTTGTTCCAAAGTAAATTTAATTAGGCCAATAACATTATTAATTGGATTTATACGATAAGCAGAGATGATATATTCTCTGGCTTCAGTATCGGTAAAACCATAGTTAACTAATACTTTAACACACTGGCTTAGAAAGTCAATGTTAATTTCTTGTACTATTTTTTGTTCTGTCTGTTTTGCAGTTGTGGGCTTATGTTCTTTTCTTACTGTAACAGCATATTTTATTTTAATATTTCGTATTCTTTTAGGTCTGAATACTGCTCCACAATCACAGACTATTTTATAGCCTTTTGTTTGGGCTTGTCTGGCACTTATCCAATGAGTAAATCCACAACGCTTTTCTGGACACTCATATTTAAAGTGTGCTTCGTAATCAATCGGTTTCTGGCTTTTGTGTATCGTTTTGTTCTTCATTATCTTTTATCCAAAATACAAAATCATTTTTTTCACTATCAAACGCACTGTCTAATAGTCCATCACTAACCAATTTAGATAATATATTACTGACCATTCTACTATTAAAAGATTCTAATATTGCACTTAGTATCAGATCATTAACATAATAATTTTCTGTTTTACTTTTTTTATTTATTTTAACTTTCATATGGTTTTTAGCCATAGTAAAACATTCATCATATGTCAATATTCTATCTAATTCTTCTTGATCTTTTGGTGCTAATATAGATAGTGTGTATGTTAAATCATCATTGGCATCATCATTAATAGATCCAAATGATTGGAACACCAATTGTCGTGCATGATTAATAAAACCTTCTAAATCTTTGATTTGATACCAAGCACTCATTTTAATTTCCTAGTTGAGAATATCATATAATCCTCTATAGTAGTTTGGTTGATTAATAAAATGAACAGCATGACTCTCTAAGTGTTTAATATAACTCATTTGAATTGGGTTATATACAAAATATTTCATTTTCCATACGCCCTCATTAAAATGATTGTTCCCCAAATACAGGGGGGAGTTTAAGCCACCCGCTGTATTGGGGATCAAATCATTCACAGGAAACGAAACACTAACAGGAAGATTGTCTATTTGACTAATTACGTCTTTGATCCATTCGCTAAATCCCCAAAAATTATTTAGATTGCCCACATCAATCTTGAAGTAGTGCTTTTTAATATGCTCTCCTTCAATATCTTCTGGCTCATCGGAATCGTTTGGAAATTTATTCATAATAAAAGATGGCGAGGGAATCGAACCCCCTCACATAGCGTATGAATCTAAAGATACCAGAGGCTATGATCTTAGTCACCAGACTACCATACTTAAAGATCAACTATAGAAACCGTAACCGTCAGTATCCTGGTCCTCATCATCTTCATAGTAAGCAGCGTCTACATCTTCCTCATCATCATTCCAGTTCCAATCATAATCGTTGGAATAATCCTCATCCTCATCCGTATAATCATCCTCAGCAAAATTGGCAGAATAAAGAGGCTTTAGAAGTTCGCCTTGATATTCACCAACTACAAGATATTCGCATGTGCGAAGTTTCTCACAATTACAATCAGTTGGTACACTCACAACATCCTTGGGATTAATCTTAACTATAATAATCTTATCGCCAGCCTCAAGACTACCATAACTAGCAACATAATTTAATGCACCAGCGTGAAGTCCATCAGAACAACCACGACTACGATTATCATCAACCTTTGCTCTAGTCATCTTACAGACATTACCAACGCTATTGTCGAATACTCCACGATACTTATCTTTGTAGTCATTCCTAACTGCCTTATAAGCAAGGAAGTAACCGTCCTCAGTAATAGGCAGATGCTCATGCTCAAGGAAATCATAAAGTTCCTTTTGACTTTGCATACTAGGATTCTCCATGAGATTATGAAGAAAATTAACAAGAGGATAGAAAGGCAGACCGTTGCTCATAAACTCAAGAATACGCTTACTGATACTACCGTGAACTTCCTCGCCCTCATACAGTACCTTACCATTCTTGATCTCCACAAGACCATCACTAAAAGTAGAGACTGCCTTTTCAATATCAACAATCTCCAAGAGTTCATCAGATGTTGCTGTTGGCAACGCTTCCAGAATCATCTTGTAATTAATATGATCCGGTAAAACCTGATAGGTTCTATTATTAAGAACCAGTGTCAGATTACCATCAACCCACATAAACGGAACGCTCATTGTTTAATCTCCTGTGAAAAATTAAATTACTTAATCAAACTACTCAATTGCTTCTTGAATGACTCCACATCATTCAACTGATTATACCAATCGCCACTCTTGCCACCATAATAACCATGACGATCATCAATCTGCAAAAGAGGATTAGTGTCCTTCTTTAGTTCTCTCAGATTGCCTGTTACTTGGGTGCTACCAACAATATACTTCAACATCGGGTTGCTGTCAACTGCTTCTTTAAGAGTTTTTCTAAGATTCTCAATTGAAGGCAGACTAACGCTATCGCTACTTGATGTTTTAATATATTTTGTATATTTATTGTCAACACCATACAAATTGGTCAACATTTGAACCAGACCATTATACATCACATTAGTCTCTCTGACCAACTGACTATTAACACCATTGATGCCAAGATCATTTAGCAGTTTACTCATATGACCAAAGTAATCATTAGCCTTAAATCGCTCAATATCAAAAGTTGATCTATGCACAGTATCACTAAAGAACTCCATAATCATGCAGTGGTCAATAGCCTTAACCAGTGTAGTATTATTAATCTGACTACCATAATCAAGACCAAAGATATTTAGAATATGGAAAAGAATCTGACGATCCACAAAACCATGATTATAGTACCTATACTGATCACGCTTCTCGTCTTTAGAATATTCTTTACGACAATATTCAACAAGACCATTAAATTGTGATACAGTATCGAACTTCTTGGTCTTAATTTTCTTTAGACGATCAACCATGAAATCATTAAATGGCACAAGATTATAGCCTTCTTTGATCAATTTTTCCACAAAGTTATGCTTAATTGCATAGATATTTGTGTTACCAATAAGTTGCTTTGCATTATCGGTAGTAAAATTCTTAAAGATTTCACTTACTTCTGGAATGTCTTGATTCTGCACAGTCTTATATCTAAGAATTGGAACATAAACAATAGAATCTTCCTCAAGCATATCATCAAGACGAGATTCGCTCATCTCTCTCATGTGTGAGGCATCATTATAGCCAATAGTAAGAGCAGTAGTATCCTTATGATTTCCAATGATTAGGAAAGCATCCTGACTACTAACACTACCCTGACTACTTCTATTAGTATTCTTGCGTGGATTATTGTTCTTGATCAGATCCTTATAGTCAGAAACCATGAGGATATTTTCTGATCCAACATCATTAATCAGATCATCAAAACCCTCATCACTCTTTGTATAGTCCTTAGTATCAATCATCAGATAAGCAAAGCAATCGTTCTGGTTACAATAACGAGTAACAATCTTCTTTGCTGTTTCTTCTGTCTTAATATCACACTGGAAGAAAGCCATTTTACCACTCTTCTTCTGACTATTCCAATACTGATAGCCTTTACAAGTCAGAGTTTCGTGATGAATCTTATCTGTCTGATAAACTAAACGACGAGAACGATAGCCAGTGCTTCTGTAATTAAAAACGTACAGACTCTTTCCGGCCTTGATCTTATATTCCAAGTCCTCACCACTATTGATATTGTGGGTTTTATTATTAGAGTCTGTCCATGTTGCACCCACTCCCCAACCACCAGCAAGATCATCCATTGTATAATATGTAGCAATTGCTTCTACCTTGGTTTTAGCAGCAGCAATCTTCTTGCTGAACATTTCCTTCATTTCGAGGAAAATATCCTGGGTCTTATCACGCAGAGTTTTCACTACTGCTTTGGTATACTGCAATCCTTCACGACTAACATCCATCTCCAAATCACCAATACCAAAGTCAAGTTCAAGATAAAGACCCTGACCAATGATTTCTCCCACAAAAGCCTTCCATGAAGCAATATCTGCCTTATTGAAAGCACGATTCCACTTGGCAATATGATCTGGAGTTTCTTGCTTATCTTCACCAATAAGATGAGAGGTAACTACTGGATAAGCAATATTACCCATGATAGCAACAACACAACTATCAATACGATGATATTGGGTGGGAAACAGATTGTTATTAACTCTGCAAACTCTCCAGCCATCACCGTCAATCACAATATTACGATTGCTATATTCCTTAGAGAAATCTGTACCAATTCCACCAGAAATAATAGGCTTATTCTTAAAATAGTGGAAAATACGAATAGCCTTCTGACTAAACTCATGAAAATCGTGTTGCTTAACAGCAAAACTAATTTCCAGACCATTAGGCTCATCAGTATCAATAGTATGGAGCAAATTAAGAGTTGGCACACCACTATCATCCATAGCAGCAATATAAGTATACTGCTTACCATTGTAATAAGATGTTGTCGTAAAACTCTTGGTATAAGCAAACGGACTCTTAGACCCTAGACCAAGACAGCCCACAAAATCATTACTATCATTCTTGTTGCTTGCACCATAAGTGGTATAAAGATTCTCCATATCGGTCTGACTAAGACCAGTACCAAAATCTCTCACGCTAAAATTAGGATCACCAGCACTAGGCAACTTAACCCTAAAAGGATTAGGATTGCCAGATGCAATATGACTATCATTAGCGTTTGTTGACAGTTCACGAATGACTGCCATCACCTTATCGGAATACAGAGAATCCGAAAGGATTTTAAACATTTTGCTGGTCTGTGCAATATTAAACTGCGATGCACTTCTAACACCAGCACTGTGAACCTCAATCGTCCTATCTGCCAACTTCATTTCCTGTTCTCCAAAAGTGTTTCAATCGTTCCTGTGATAACCCAAGTATACCATCGGCAAACCGCCTTGTCAACCTTCACTTTATTTTTTGCTTGCAACCCGTA